TCACACGATCATATAAAACATTTGTTTCTGTTGTATCAACAAAAAGAATTCCTTTTTTTCCAGTCTCTCAAACATATCATAAATAGCATGCTCAGCCTGTGCTGGCAAGGACGAAATATTTGAAAGCGATTCTCCATTTATTTTATCCATTCTAATACCAATAATATCTCTATTATCGCCATATATTTTCTCTGCACTCCCGGTACCATAATACTGGTTGAAACAACGAACTTCGCTTGTCACCTCTTCATGGCTTTGAGATATAGTAAACATCTTCAACACTTTTGTTGTATTTTCCATATCTTCATACACGACAGCATTACCACCTTTACCAATAACGTTACCTGGCACGGGTGATTTGTTGTTACTAAGCCTCAGCAACGCTGACTGAGTATAATCCGCTGGCGGTAACTCCGGCTGCGCATAATCCACTGGAGGTAAATCAGGTCTGTTCGAACGAACAGTTCCTCTTTCTATAGTCGTGCTCACTGTCGATGAATTCAGCATAGCCTCAATTTTTCTGGTGATCTCTCCCTTAGGCCATCCCAGTCTATACAGCATATTAGTAAAACATCCACTATGACTCTCTCTTGTCACGCAAAACCTATTATCACTTAAAACAACGCGATATGTTCTGTTGCTAACCTTTACTTGCGCCCCATTATCAGAGTGAGCGGCAGCATCCCTTACAGAGGGATAAAACACGATTATCAGGCAAAGTCAGGTTTCTGGTTAAAGAATTCCATGAACATCCCAAATTTATAGAAGAGGGCGATAACATACATTTCAACCTTCAAAATAAACCTATCTAATTATTCCTAACAAACATCACCATGACATGACAACAAAAACCGGAGCCGGACTCCGGTTTTTTGTGAACCCGTCGGCTATTTCATCCCGCCAACATTTTCCCACACCCCGTCAGCACGCAGGATTTGCAACGGTCTTACCACGCACTGTATCTGCTTTTTATCCGCATCCAGTATCACCACCTGCGTGATTACCCTGTCCTGCTCCGGAATAATACCATTCTCATCGGACTCCAGGATGTCTGCCGGTCCCAGTCGCAGCTGTGCTGTAAGTAACTCCCCGTTTTCACGGTCATCATGCTTTCCGCAACCGCACAGACGCTGCATAAGTTTTTTTAGTATATTCATGTCATTCTCCTGTTCTGCCTGTATCACTGCCCACTTCATCCAGCCCCTTGACATCCTGCCACGGCCCGTCGCCAAATCTGACCTGCAAATGCTGAAACAGTCCCTGAACCCGTGTGGCATCTTTGGGGTCAAGAAAGGTCAGTCCGGTGATGAGCGCGCCATCTGTATCCGGGAACCAGCCATTGCTGTTTGTCTCAATAATGTTTCCCGGCCCCAGACGGAACCGTATTTGCGTCTCCCCCGGGTCGCCCTTCGGCCCCTGAGGTCCGGTTGCCCCCACCGGGCCAGCCGCACCTGTTTCTCCTTTCGGTCCCTGTGGGCCTGCCGGGCCTGCCGTACCGGTATCTCCCTTTGGACCCTGTGGACCTGCATCTCCCGTCAGACCGGTCTCTCCCCGCTCTCCCATGTCACCTTTCGGCCCCTGCGGGCCTGCCGGACCAGCATCACCTGCCGGTCCCCGTTCGCCGGTTGCCCCGACAGGGCCGGTGTCACCGCGCTCTCCCTTATCACCCTTCGGCCCCTGAGGACCCGCGGGCCCCTGTTCCCCCTTTGGCCCGGGAGGTCCCACCACGGTGGGGATTCGGTTTACGGCCTCTTCCGCCGCTATCCTGCTTTGTTCCGCTGACTGTGCGCTTTCTGCTGACTCCCGGGCTTTTTCTGTTGCGGTCGTTGCATCCCTGGCTGCATTACCGGCTGCACTTTCTGCCGTCTTTCTTGACAATTCAGCTTCTGCTGCACTTTGTGATGACTCACTGGCTTTTTGAGCGGCCGCAGAAGCCGAGGACGAGGACGCATCCTCTGACTTCTTTGCTGAGGCTGCACTTTCTGCCGCCTGCCGGGCTGACTCCGATGCCTCCCCTGCTGAAGTGTCAGCATTTGCCGCGCTCGCTTCCGCCTGACTGACTGATATGCCGGCATTCCTCGCGGACGTCTCTGCTTCTCCGGCATTCTTCTTCGCCTCCTCTGCGTGACGCGCCACCTCTTCCACCATCAGTTCAAAACGACGCAGTGCCTCCGGACGGACGTCATCCTCCGACATGGCACCGAGAAAATCATTCAGCGTCCCCGGTTGAGAATCTTCATACACGGTGATGGTCCCGGCATGTGACGGCGGGAATCCTTCCACCAACAGAATGACGCTGTACTGACCGTACTCAACGTCCATGCTGTAACGACCGGCTTCATCCGGATTTTCAGAGGCCACCGTGTTCACCACCACCGTGCTGCTGGTCCGTCTGGCTTTCAGTTGAATGGTGCAGTTCTCTACCGGTTTTCCTGTGCCGTCTTTCAGTACACCTGAAATCTTTACTGCCATATTCACCCCACAAAAAAGCCCGCCTGAACCGGCGGGCTGTCATAACACTGTGTTACCTGGCTAATCAGAACTTATAACCGACACCCACGATGAAGCCGTCAGTGCGCCAGTCGCCACTGCCGGAGCCTTCATAAGCAATATCAATGGCCACGGATTCGGTCGGGTTAAACTGCACGCCAGCCCCCCACGCCAGAGACGTGTTGCTGTGGCGACCGTCATCACTTCCGGTCAGCACGTCGTGCGTTTTCCCCTTGTTGTCAGTTACGCGGAGATAATCCCCGGAGAAAGTCGACACACGGCTGTAAGCCACACCCGCCATCGCATACGCGCTGAACCATTCATTCACGCGCACAGACGGCCCCGCCATTACGCTGAACCAGCGGTTACGAACGGAATCTTCATGCCAGCGGGTATCGCTGTAATGGGTCAGCTGGCGATTCTTGTCTCCTGCATAGCTGAACGACGTCACCATCCCCAGTGTGTCCGTAAACTCATAACGGTATTTCACGTTAATCCCGTTCAGTTCATCGCTGCCAGGAACGTTCGTCGAGACATGAAGATACCCCGCGCTCAGCGTTGACTGATGTTCAGACGCCCATGCAGGCGCACCGGATACGGCCAGACAAATGGCTGCGGACAAAATGGCGGCATAAAGTTTACGCATAATTACCTCTCGCTTTTCTGCAATAAAAAAGGCGCCATTTCTGGCGCCCGTATATGGGTTATAAAATTCAGCTGATACTGATGCCTGCGGTGGCTTTCTTCATCACCACAACCAGCAAATCGCTGATACTTGCTGTGGGATACCAGTTATTCACCAGCCATGCTGATACCGAAAACTCCAGCGTCATGTGACCGTGACCGGCAGGCATATCAATAACGCCACTGTAAATCAGCGTATTATCCAGCGCGGTACGGTTATAAATTTCAGCACCGTTTTTCCGCACTATCAGACGGCATGAGGAGTAAATATCAGTATGCTCTCTCTCATGTTTAGCGCCGCTGAATGCCACCGCCGGAATAACAATTTGCCGGTCAAACGGCTGATCGTCATAAACCCTGACGGTAATGGTCCCTGATGGCCACCGCTCCGGTGCACGGGAATCCCGGGGGAAAGCTTTGCCCACTGTTTTAACGAGATCGCCTTCAATCTGGTTCGCGGACAGTTTCCCTCTGATGACACAGTTCTCGTTAATGGTGACATTATTGAGCGTGCCGGTATTCGCGGTAATTGCTCCGCTGATATCCGCATTTTTCGCCGTCAGTCGCCCGTCCGGCGTCAGGGAAAATGCCGGAGGATTGCCGGATGACGTGATACTCACCGCAAACAGTCGCTTCAGGAACACGTCGTTCATGAACAGCTGATTCCCCTGCGCCACAAATAACGGCGTGCTGTTGCCGCTCTCCGGATTTATCATCGCGATACGGTCAGCCAGCAGCAGTATGTTGCTCAGTGGCTGGCCATCAGTATCCTCAATCCCTGCACCAATCCCGGCCACATAGGGAATGCCGTCTTTCGTTTTTTGAACCTTCAGCATGTACAGCGCAGCCAGGTCATCATTTGTGTCCTTCTGCACGCGCTGTATCTGCTGAATGGTGGCGCTCTGGTCTTCCAGCGTTTTACTGACCGTCTGTGTGATTTCATTGCGGGTTTCGGTGATGGTGGTCTTCATCTCCGCCATCTCATCCGCAAGCTGGCTGTTGTCTATCAGCTCCCACAGCCCCTGAGCCAGATGCAGTTTTCCTATTTTTTCCCGGAAAAATTCCAGATACCCTTCACCATCATTGCTGGGCTGCCCGCTGACTTCCACAAACGCAGATTTCCCCACCAGGTTGACGCTGCGCACGTAAAACCAGAAATCCTTCCCGGGCTTAATGTGCGGGCCGGATACACTCCACTGACTGCCGGTCCCCAGATAACGGGCAGAGGTTTCCACCTGTGCGGCGTCTGCAATTTTTGCCTCCGAAAACCAGAACTCAAACTGCACCGTCGGGTCATAAATGGTCAGTTTCGGGACTGCCGTTATCTGAAAATACCCCGGCGTCAGTTCAACACCGGCAGGCGCTGCCGGTGCGTTAATCCGGAAGGTGGTGGTGGCCGGTTCGCCCTGCTGGCCATAACTGTTAATTGCCCTGACTGTCAGGGTGTATTCCCCGAGCGGCAGACCACTGAAACGATGCTCTGTATCCGCAGTGATGGCGGTGGTCACCAGACGGCTGTCTTCTCCGCTTCCGCTGGTCAGACGCAGACTGAAGCGCACACCCTTCACCACCCGCGGCGTGTCCCATTTCGCCTGTGCCAGATACTGACCGTCAGCCGCGCTCACCTCCACCGTCAGGTGCTGCACAGCCGGCGGGATGACGCTGTTCAGCGAACCGGACAGTGGCTCAAAGCTGGCCCCGTTATCCACAATGGCTTCTTTTTCCGGTACGTGCTGCACCGCCGTGATGGCAAAGGTGCCCTCCGTGTTTTCCCGGATGGAGACACAGCGGAACAGGCGACGACGCAGTGACGGCAGGGAGAGTCCCCATACACCGTATGTCTCCACACCATCAGGCAGGGTGCTGACCTGTATCCGGTCCGGCGCGGGGTGTGCAGTGATGTCCACACTCACCGGCTTACCGCTGCCGTTAATCAGATTAACAGTGGCGGTACCTGTCTCCGGCAGGGTCACCTCACGGTCCAGTGTCAGGGTGCGGCTGGCGGCATCGATGGACAGGACACGTCCGCCGGTCATGGTCCCGGCATAGTCGTTATCACAGATTTCAATAATGTCACCGGGTGTGTGACGCAGCCCCTGTGACCCGAGCGTGAAATCCACCGTCTGCGTTTCCAGCAGTCCGGTCTTTATCACCCACAGCCCGGCACGGTGGGCCTGACCGCGACTGGTGCAACCGAACGCATCCATCTTCAGCAGGTTGCGCCCGTAGCGCAGTATGGCTTCCGGGTCTTCCACCAGTTCAGTGGAGGTCTGCCAGCCGTTCTGCGGGTCGGTGTAATTCACCTCCACCGCCGTGTGGCGGTCCTTCAGGGCGCTGAAGCTGTAGCGAAACCCCACGCCGTTATCATCCACCACCACATCGCAGTTGGTGTACGGCCACACCACATCCGACGGGCGGTCCTGAACGAACGTCAGCGTCTGGCCGTTCCATACCGGCATACAGCGCATCGCCGAGCAGAAATCACTGAGAACGTCCCACGCCTTACGCTGTTGTGCCAGGTACGCATTAAAGGTCATCCGCGGCTCTGTGCCCCCGAAACCATCCGGGACCGTCTGGTCGCAGTACTGCCCGATGGCATACAGCGCCCACTTGTCCACATCCGCCGCCCCCAGACGTTTTCCCATGCCATAGCGCGGGTGAGTCAGCATGTCCCACAGGCACCAGGCCGGGTTGTTGCTGTATGCCGGTTTCAGGCTGCCGTCCCAGATGCCGCTGTAAGTGCGTTTTTCCGGGTCATAGTTTGACGGTACCTGGATGATGCGACCGCGGATATGGTAGTTCACCGTCATCTGCTGACCGCCAAACTGCTCCGCATCCACCTGCAGCCCCACAATCGCCGTGTTCGGGTAGCACTGTTTCACATCGATGATTTCGGTGTATGACGACCAGAGCGTCTTATTCTGCAGCTGGTCCGTGGTGCTGTCCGCCGTCTCCCGGACCATCCGGATGTTAAAGGGCCGGGGCGGCAGATTATCCAGAATCACCGACGCCAGGAACTGCGAGGTGGTCTTGCCGTTAATGGTGACATCCTTTTCCGTCATCCATTTACCACCACGCTCAAGCTGAATCAGCAGGCGGACAGACGTCGGGTTACGGTCACCCTTTGAGGTGGTCTCCACCAGTGACTGCACCCCGAAGGTAACCCGCAGGCGGTCAATGTTCGCGGACGTAATGGTGCGCGTCACCGGCTTTGCCTTCGTCACTTCCACGCCCAGTCCGGTTTCAGCTCCGGAGGACTCAAAGCCTTCCGGTGGTGTCTGCTCCTGCTCCCCGGCACGCCAGACCGCGGTCACACCGTGTATCACGGGATTACCGTCCGTGTCCGTCAGCGGGGTTTTGTTCACCAGGATACTCTGCAGTCCCTTCACCGGGCCTTCAATCGGCCCTTCACCAATGGCATCAATCACGCTCATCATCTGCGTGGACTTAAGATTGTCCTTTGCCTCAACCGGCGTGTGCGCCTTGCCGCCACCTTTGCCCATTGTCTCACCCTTTACTGTGATAACTGTTACGCACAAAAACAACAGGCATCCCGGAGGATGCCTGTATCATCACTGAATAAAACTTATGAATATCTTCACATTTTCACAAACTGACTGTGGTGCTAATAATTTCTCTGCGTTAATGTTTTTGTCGTGACATAAGAATAATTCTCTATAGTTAATCTTCGTAACTCTCCCGCAGCTCCGCAACACTGCGGGATTTTTTTATTCTTTTTACCCCTGCCGCCCGATAACCACGACCTTTCCGCCACCGCCTTCATCACGGGTGCTGATGTCCTGGGAGATTCGCCGGGAGCCAACCAGCATTTCACCGTAAGGCACCGGCATCGGGTTCCCCTGGGCAATCATATTGTCCAGTGACGAAAAATACGTGTTCTGTCTGCCGTTATCCGTTGCGCGGTAATCCGGTGTTTTTGCCTTCGGGGCCAGCATCTGGGCCACACCGCCCAGAATCATACTGGCACCCAGTGAAAACAGCATCGTGGTGGCAGAAAAACCACCGGCACTCAGGGCTGTACCCCATAACGCCATCGAGCCTCCGGCAGTGAAGAAAGAGCCCACGATGGCTGCCGCCCCCAGCACAATCTGCAGTCCACCCTTTCCGGCCCCGGCCAGTCGCGGCACAATGTGGATGACCGTTCCCTCACCCAGCTGTTCGTGAAGACGGGCGTACACCGCCTCCGGTGCCGTGTCCTCACCGCGAATACGTATCTGGTACCACCCTTCGTTCATCTGACGGCGAAAGCCCGGCATCTGCATCGACAGGGCGCGAATGGCTTCCGCTGCCGTGTTCACGTACAGGCTGAGGCGGCGGCCAAATCGTTGTAAATCCCCGTGAAGGCAGATGCGTGCCAGTGGCGGTGACGCCAGACAGAATGCGTTCGTCGTTGCCATTTTTCAGAATACCTCTCCCGTTTACTCAGTTGTTCAGGCAGATGGTGAAGCAGCTCACCGTTGCCGCAGTATATGGCGGCATGGTTCGGTACCGAAGCACCAAAGCAGCACAGCAGAATATCGCCCGCCTGTGCAGAGGACAGGGGCACCCGGTAAAAGCCTGTGACCGCCATATTGTCCAGGTAAAGGTTCTGACCGTTGCGCCACCAGTCATCCTCACGCTCAAAATCCGGCATATCAATTCCCGCCAGATGGTATGCATCCCGGAACAGGGTGTAACAATCCGTCACCCCGTGCTCAAAGCGCCGTCCCGTCAGGTGCGGCACGCAGCGGAATTTGTGAATGTCACCCCGGCAGACCAGCCACCAGGGCAGTGCGCTTTTTATCTGCAGCCGCCGGTCGGCCTCGCTCAGCCAGGGCAGACCACCGGGATGACTGTGGACCAGTGCCACAATCTCCCCCTGCATCTCTGCCTGCAGCCAGTCTTCCGGTGCAATACGAAAATACGCCTCCGGCTCTGCAGAGATATTCACACAAGGGATATACCGCTCCCCCTCCGGCGTTCTCACCACGAAGCCGCACGACTCCGCAGGCACACACCGCCGGGCATGCGCCAGAATCGCTGATTCTGTCTGTGTCATTGGATTTACTGCGAAAGTTTGTTAATGGAAAGGAAACCGCCAAAATTAGCCACCATGCCGCGCATCTCACACCCGCGCATGCACTTGCTGCATCTGTCCTTACGGATATCGGTGGTGGGTTTATCGAACTCATCCGCCACCGCAGGACCGTTATACCCGCATTCATCTCCCCGGTAATCCCACATACAGGTGTTCGCCAGCATGATGCGACCGGGAAACAGCGCTCCGTCCGTCTCCGTCGGTGTTGCCAGCACAAACGAGGCTGTCATGGCCGTCAGCTCTGACATCTGCTCCACCACCCAGCGGTCGCTCAGCTCCTGCTCCGGGTCCGCTTCCGGATTGCCCGCCACAAAATTCACCGCATCCAGAAAACGGGCATACACCCGGCGGCGGACCACCGTGGCCCCCACCAGGCTCTGCAGGTCCTCCGCCATCCCGGTGACCAGACCGAACAGATTCGACACCGTCAGCGACGGGCGGGCACTGCTGCCCTTCCCGTTCATCTCAAAGCCACTGCCGTCAATCGGGTATGCCTGATATTGCCGCCCCTGCCAGGTAACCGCCTCCCCTTTTTCATTCAGCTCATTGCAGAAAAAATACCGCTCACCACCCTGCACCGTCAGGTCAATTTCCCAGAGCACCACCCGCGGTGACTGCTCTGATTTAACCGACTCGTTCAGGCTTTCTTCGTGAATATCCTGCATCAGTTCACCACCTGCTCTATCGTGCAACTGAAATCACTGTACCGGGCATTATCCGTGACACTCCACTCACGGCACACAACCCTCACCGTCCGGTTATGTTTCGGCGGTCGCCACAAAAAGGCACGGTAACCACCATGCCACGATAAAAACTCTTCCAGCCAGCGCCGGGTTGACTCATCCGTCACCCGGAACACCGCCTGAAACGTCTTCAGTTGAGGATTCAGCCCTGTGGGGCGGCGCTGTTCATAACCGTCACCAAACCGCACCCTCACCACCGACGGCTTCTCACTCACCTGCATCCCTTCACGCGGGACCAGATGCAGCGTTTTTATCTCAGCCACTCAGCATTCCTCCGTCACGTCGCATGGACAGCATCACCGCCTGCACCCGCTGGTCAATCAGCTGCACAAGACTGCCTGCCGCCTCCGGCCCTATCTGGCCATTAGTCCCGTCATT